CGCAACGCCGGTGGCGTCTGCCGTGGTCTGATAGATAACGCCATCGGGCGCGCGCAGTTGCGTGCCGGCGGCGATGGCATAGCCCGCCTGTACGGTAAAACTGACACTGCCGGTGGCGGCCGCGGCGGGGATGCGATTGACGCCCCAGACCGATGCCCAGCGCGCCAGCATGTCGGTATCCGCCGTATCGATGATGATGTTGCGCGCGAGCCAGTCGAGATACCCATACAAGCCGTGCGTCGCGCCGGCCATGACACGTGCGTAGACTTCGGCATCGGCGCGGCGCAAGGGGTCATCGGCGGCGAGACGCGATAAAACATCGTCGCGGATGCGTTGCACCAGCGTGGCGAGATCGGGGCGGTTAAACATTGTTCAGGTACTCCCAGGCGTTGGCAAAGCGCAGGTCAAGCGGTGCGCCGTCGGCGGTGCGATAAATGCGGCAGGCAATGGCGAGGCGATCGATGCCTTGCCGTTCGGTATCCACTTCCACGCGCGCGGCGACGCCGTCATCGATCAGCCATTGCAGGGCTTCGAGCGCGTATTCACGCGCGCGCGCGACGGTGTCCGGGAGCAGCTTGGCGCGCGTCAGCAACCACAGGCGCGAGCCGATGCGGTCATTGGCGATGCTGGCGAAGCTGTCTCCCCACCAGCCCATGCGCTGATCGCCGGGGAGCGGATCATCCGGCAGCGCGCGCCGCCAACTGAACAGCGAGACGATCACCGCGCGGATCAGCGGCTCGACGCTGGCCTGGGCGATGGATAGCGTCTGACCGTCGACAACGATGGTCATGGGTTGATCGGCGAGGTTCATGTCGGTACGCCTGTGTTGCTGCCACCGGATGTCACGCCGCTGTGTACATGGGCGCTGCCGACGTTCTTGCCGTTGTTGGTCAGGGCGCCGCTGGTGGCCAGGTTGCTTGCCGTGCTGCCGCTGCCGCTGACCGTGTTGTCAATGGCCACGCCGCCATGGCCGGTGATCAGTCCCTGCACGGTCAGGGTGCCGCTCATGGTCACCGCCGGGCTGGTGATATTGACGCTGAGCGGCGCGACGATTTCAATCGATCCATCGGCATGCAGCACGATCTTGTTGGCAAAGGCGCTGTACATCGCCGCCTCGCCGGGCAACAGGTTCTTGAGCCGGTAGCGACGGTCCGCCGCGGCCAGAATCACGCCATGCGAACGGTCGCCATCGAAAAATCCCGCGATGACTTCCGCGCCGGGCGGTGGATTGGCGGTAAAGCCGAAGGCCTCGAAATGCTCCATCTCGTCCTTGATCTCGCCGGCGAGCAGCTTGACTTGCAGCGTTTGCAGCTTGGCGGAGGCGTTGGCCAGCGCAACCGTGCCGCGGGCCAGCATGTTGGCGATGCGCCGGGCGATGTCGGTGATCATTTGACGTCGCTCCAGTTGGCGCCTGCCGCGCCGGATTTCTTCCGCTTTTTCTGCTTGGCCGCCTGGGTCACATAGCCTTCCGGCGGGCCGACCGTGATTTGCACGCGCTGGCCGTCCTTGTCAAGCATCCAGCTCACTTCGGCGATGACCATGTCGACATCCAGCCCGATCAGCCCGTCGCGCACGCGCACCAGTTGATTGGGTAGCCAGAGCTTGCCATCCTGCTGACGCCAGCCATTGACGACGTATTCGGCCTGCAAGGCCTTGGCGGCGCGGTGCGCTTGTTCGTAATTGACACGGTCCTTGCAGGTGCCGCCATCGGCCTGGCCGGATTGCTTGATGACCAGCACCCGCTTGCGGTTGATCAGCCGATTGCTGATGCTGGCCGAGACCTCCACCGAGCCGCCTGGCGAACCGCCGTCGGCGCTGTCCAGGCTGGTGTCGTCGGTTTCTTCTTCCGTTGCCGCCACGGCGTCGCCGAATTGATCATCGTTGCCCGACCGCTGGCCCTTGCAGATATATTGCGAATACACGTCCTTGTAATCAAGACCGGCGCTGCCGGATTCGATGTTCACGCCCAGCTCGAGCGCGGTGCCGGCGCGGCCTGCGCTGCCGATCTCGATGAAGACCAGGTCGCCATGGGCGTTGTCGGTCGACAGCACGTAACGCAGGCGCATCATTCGGTCGATGCTTTCAAACACACTCTCGCCGGCCTGAATCTGGTGGTCGGCAATCACCGCGCCGGTGTCGGTTTCCGTCAGCACCTTGACGCCATAGGTAGCCGCGAGGTCGGCGGCGATGGCTTCGAGCTTGCGTCCACGCCATTGGCCGGGTGTGTTGATGGCGGCGCAATCCACCAGGTCTGCCGTTTTGCTGCGTCCCTTGACGCCGACGGTGAACGCTTTGCCGGTGTAGCTGATCGGCGTGGCGTCGATGTAGCCGGTCAGCACCTTGTCGGCGCCGATCCAGCATTCGCAGATATCGCCGGGTTGCACACGGCGGGCAATGTTGTTGTTGCCCGGCCAGGTATCGGTCACGTCGAGGTCGAAGTCGCGCGCCTGGCGTTCGATGCCGGCGGTGATGCGCACCGACTTCCAGCCGCCGTATTCCTTGCCGTTCACGACCAGGGTCACATTATCCTGGCTTGCCTGTGTGGTTTTGTCGGCCATGATCAGCTTGCCAGCACGAGCAATGGATTGGGCGGCACAAAACCGGGATGACGAATGGCGTTGCGCGCAACGAGATCCGCATCGCGCGCGGCGTCTTCATAAAAATCATAGGCCAGTACCAGCGCGGGCGTGGTCTCTGCCGGACGCAGGGTGGTCAGTCGCGCGCTGTTGCGGGCGCGGTCGGTCAGGTCGCGCCACATGGCCGTGCGCGCGGTGTCGAGCGCGGCATAGACTGGATCGCTGGCTGTTGTTGCTTCGGCATCGAGCGCCTTGGCCAGGTTGTCGCGCAGGGCTACCGTGTCGTTGTAAACCACGGCGGGGATGACGCTGGACAGGCCCACCGCCTGCACCAGCAACGCCTGACGCACCAGCGTATTGGTAGCCGCCGTGTTAGTGGCCTGTTGCACCAGCGAGGGCGTAACGATGGGCGCTGCCGGTGGCGCAGTAAAACTGCTGTGCGATGAGAGCCGCAGCAGCGATTGCACGGTGCCGAACAGGTCATTGGCCGTGTTGAACGCATCGGCCACGCCAAAGATGCCCATGACGGTTTGCGCGAGGCTGGCGGGCGAATTAAACAGCCCAAGCACATTGCTTAACGCGCTGGCCGACTTGCTGGCGAGGTTGAGATACGCCAGCCCGGGGATGGGGCTGGTGCCGAGCAGATTGACGATGCGCGTGAAGTCGCCGGCAGCGGCGGCGGTGACAAAATCCGGCATGCCCTTGACGGTAAATTTGCTGGCGAAATCGGTGATGGCGGCGGTGGATAAGGCATCGGCAGCAAAGCGCGACTGCGCGCCGGTGGTTGCGGTGGCGGCGGGGTAAGCATTGGCACCGGCTTCGATGAAGGAAAGCTCGAAGGTGGCCTGGCCGAGCGCGCGGCTGTAGGCGACGGTGGCGTCTTCCTTGAGGCTGACGTTGACGCTGCCATGCCAGGGATGCACCAGCGTGCCGGGGCCGGCGACTTCCAGCGCGTCGAGCAGCTTTTTGGCCTGGTCGACATAGTCGTCGCCGATGACGAACCCGGTGATGGTGAAGTTGCGCAGCGAGCGGCCGAGGTCTTCGACCCAGCCTTCGTCGCGCTTCGGGTACTCATGCACCTGGTTGCGCCGGCCCGCCGTGCGGCTGCCCGCTTCGACCTGGAACGGGACGCCGCGAAACGAGGCGGGTTGCAGTTTTTCCGATCGTGCGGTCATGGCTACCAGACACCGCCTGCGCCGGCAAAGCCGGTGCGATAACCGACCGCGGGGTTAATGTCCATGCCGGGCTGATTGGTCTTTGCCGCCTCAACCCGGAAGCCGGGCGGCGCGTTTTCAAAACGCATCACCATCTCGCCATTGAGCCGCTGCGCAGGGCCTGCAGGCGTCAGAAGTGATCTGCGACCGCCGACAACAGATCCGCCAGGGGCAGCATTTCCAGACGGTGGTGCTGTGCTGCCAAATATCCCACCGACAGCATCAACGGCTGCATGAATCCAGCCGAGGAAGGTTTGCCACTTATCACCCATCCAATTGAAGAAGCCGACAAACCATTTTTTCAATGTGTCCCAATTCTTGTAGATCAGGAAGGCACCGACAGCAATTGCCGTAATTGCCAAGCCGATGGGATTCAACAAGAAGGCGCGGGCTACAAAACCAATCGCCTGTGCCAGGGCAGGCAGCACCGCGAAAGTGAGGCGGCTGATCGACCCCATGAGCCCTAAAATCGCAAAGATGGTTTGCGCATTGGCCACCACGGCAAAGAGGATCAGCGCATTCTTTGCGCCGCCGACCTTCTCGACCAGCCACTGAAAATTCTGCCAGAGGCTGCGCGCATCGGCGGCGAAGCCCTTCCAGTCGAATCCCTTGATCGCATTGACGGTATCCTTAACGAACTGGCTCAACTGGGTGGCGATGATGCCTTTGTTGGCGACCAGCCACTTCACCAGGTCATCGATCAATGGCCGGATGGTCGGAATGAGCTGCAGCAGCACGGTGTTCTTCAGGCTGGTGGTGGCCACACCGAGTATCCTGAATTGGTCGCCAAGTTCCTTGGCCTGTTCCAGATCGGTGACGGACATCTCGGCGTTGAGCGATTTGTAGACGTTGAGCGTGTCTTGCAGCTTGTCAGAGCCTTCGACCAGCACCGGCAAGAGTTCTTCATAGCCCTTGCTGAAAAAGGCCGTGCCCATGCCGGCGCGCACCACGGCGTTATTGTTGCGGACGAATGCATCGGATATCTGCGGCAGCAGATCAACCCCGGAGCGCAACTGGCCGTTGCTGTCGCGCATCGAGATGTGCAGTTTGTCCAGCAGACTCGCCAGATTCTTGTTTTTGCCGGTGGCGGCCGCGGCGAGGTTTTTGTTGAGCTTGCCAATGGCCGCTTGCAGGGCGTCGGCCTCGACCCCGGACTGACCGGCGACGAAGGCGACGCGTTGAAAATTCCCCACGCTGGTGCCAGCGCGCAAGGCGGAATTCACCAGTTGCTCGGCGGATTCGGTGAGCGACTCCACCTGGTTCTTGACGCCAACCAGCGTGAAGCCAGCCGCCACCGATGACAGCAGCCCCAGCGGCAGCCCCACTTTGCCGGCCAGCCCGCTAGCCGAGTTGCCGACATCGATGAGGTGCTTGCGTGTGCTGCGCAGATTTTTACCGATGCCCTTCAACACCGGCGACATCTTGTCGACGGCGCTGATGACGGCTTTGAGCGTCCAGTTATCCATGATTATTCCTCGGGTTTGATCAGTTCGGCAATGCGTTGCGCTTGCGCCTCATACTGCGCAAATTCGTCCAGCGTAAGTTGCTGCATGCTGGCGGGATGCACCCGCCAGAAATAGGCGACCTCGAACACGGCGTCGATCAGCTCGGCGTCAGTTCGATATCGCCCGCCCCGAAAAAACCGAGCACCTCCGCGCTGGCCAGGCTGAAGTCTTTCGGCGACAGCTTTTCGACACTCGACAGGGGAATCCCGGCCAGCCGCGAGATGTATTTCGCGCAGACCGGCTGCCGAATGTCGACGCCGGTCACCCCGTTGTCGCCGACGATGAGCAGGGTCGGCAAACCCAGCTCGATGATGTCCTTGGTCAGGGGCTCACGCAGCTCAAGCTCGGTGATCTCGGCGCCGTGCGCCATGATCGGTGCGGACAGTTTCACCATGCTCATTGCCAGACCCCTTTCTTGCCGGTGAAGGTCAGGTCGACTTTGCCTTCGTCACCCTTGACCGAGTTTTCACCGGAGAGGAAAGCGCCGGACAGCGTATAGACCTTGCCGTTGGCCAGCTCGGCGGTGACGGTCATGTCGACGTTGTCGCGCACGGTGGTGAGCGGGAAGCCGGATTCAAAAATCGCGGCCACCTTGATGTATTGCTCGGTCGCGGTTTCCTTGAATCCGGCGAGGCCGGATAGCCCCATGACCGCTTCACGGTTGAATTCGTTGACCGGACATTCGACGCTGCCCTCGACGGTGAGTTGCTCGCCATCGAGTTTGATGTAGCAGATACCTGCGACACGTTTTGCCATGATGTTCTCCTTTGATTAAGCGGTCGCCGGGTATTGCAGGCGGAATTGATTGAGCACAGCAAACACACGCAACTGATTGACGTAATCGGGCGGCAACAGGACGTCGAGCCGGTTGGGGTTGTTGGCGTTGCGTTCGACCACCAGGTATTGCGCGAACAGCTTGCTGTTTTCAACAATACCGTCGGTTTCCATGTCGCCGTAGGCGGCGACCAGCTCGCCACGAATGACTGCCGGGGTGACGATGGCTTGCCCTGCGCCAAAGCGCGTGCCGTCATTGGCCAGCTTGTGCCGCGCATATTTGCTGGTGATGCGGGCGCGCAGGAAGCGGATGACATGGGCGGATTGGTGCAGGGTCTCGCTGTCGAGATAGCTGGGGTCGGGCTGGTTGAAGGCGTTTTTCTGGTAGGTGGTGATCGCGCGCTCGATACGGACAGTGCCTGAGTTGGTGTAGCTGGTGGCGATGCCGGCGAACAGCAGCGACTGCTTTTCCGTCAGCAAAAAGCGCTTGCCGGCGCGCGGCGCGAGGATGCCGGTGAGCGCCCCGGTTTGCGTGGGGCGGGCGACATCCACATTGAGGAAGACGGCATTGCGTCCGCCATAGGCGGCGGCGTATTCCCAGCTCGGGTTCGGGCAGTCGGCATCGATCCCGGCGATGGTGTGGTGCGGGTCGTTGCGCAGTCCGCCAGCGGTGACCAGCGCGGCCAGCGCGCCGCGCAGGGCGGTGTAGCAGTGACCGTAGACCTGCCGGCTGTAAGCCCAGCGACCGACCGATTCGTTGTATTCGGTGGCGAACAGGTCAAGGTTGGCGGTGGCGGTGTAGGGATGGATCACATAATCGTATTCGTCATCGCCCATCGCGGTAATCGCCGCCGAGACGACCGGATCGGTGGTGCCTGCCGTGAGCAGCCCGCTGCCAGAATAGGCCAGGGCGACCCCTGCCGGCAGTGCTTCGCCGCCGGCCTGGCCGAGAAAGCTGTCGGTGATGGTGATGTCGTTGCCGGTCTGGCCTTTCCATTTACAGGTCAGCGTGACCACAGCGGCGGCGACGGACGAGGTGACCGGCAGATCGAGCGCGGCAGTGATGGCGGCATTGATGGCGGTGGCGATTACGGTGGCGGCATCGCTTGCGCCTACCGCGACCGAGACGACCTGGCCGGCGATGTAGAGGTTGATGGTGCCGGCAGCGGTGGCGGGGCCGGTGACCGTGATGGTGCCGCTGGCATTGACGCCTGCGCCATTGTCGGCCAGGGCGATGCACCAGACTTCACCAAGCGGGTCCTGCTGGCGATACAGGGCGTGCATGCGCGCCAGCATCGAGCCGCGCCCGAACAGGGTGATGGCCTGATCGGTGCGCGAGACCAGCATGGCGACGCCGGTGACGGCCGAGCCGGCGGCGAGCTTTTGCCCGATGAGCAGGCTGCGTTTGGGTTGGCTGAAGTAGCCAGCCTGGCTGTTGTCCATTTCCGCATAAAAGAGAGGCACGCGGATATTGGCCGGGATGTTGTTGAACGAGATCGCCATGACTTACTCCTTTGACTGTTTGGCAGCGGCTGCCGGTTTGACTTCAACGACATCGCCGTCGTTGATGCGACGATGCCAGTACTGGTGCATTTCTACTTCCCGGCCTTCGGGCGGCAGGTAGCCGCCCCGGTCCGGATCCGGCACTTGCCGGCCTGCGGCGGGTTTGATGTTCATTTGATTTCTCCTGGTGGTTAAGTCGCTGGGTTACGTTGGCAGTTATGTCGGTAAAACGCCGGTTTTTGGAATCGGAACAATCTGATCGATGCGACCGTCCGGCCCCGTGGCCGCCAGGTTGGGATCAAACGGCTCAAGCCAGTCAAGGTCCATATCGACCGCATCGAAGTGCGGCAGGCCGGCAAGCTCGGTGTCCTGCCAGCCATCGGCGGGCGTGATTTCCATATCGGCGGCAAACTCGAACTGATACCAGATGCGCGCACGGTCGAGCGAGAGCAGCGAGCCGCCCTGATAGACGATGCCGTTGTAGCTGTCTGTCGGCCGCCAGCCGAGCAGCGCCGACCACAGCACCGTGCGCAGTGCATTGACGCTGCCGGCGGCGGCCTGGCCTTTTTCGTCGAGCGTGTTGCTGAGCGCGACGACGACGGCAAAGCTGTCGGTCAGATTCTGCCGCACCGAATTGATCGCGCGCGATTCGCCGGGGTTGTCATCCAGCGGCAGGACAAACGCGCAGGGCACATCGAGCGCCGAGGCCTCGGGCAGTATCTTGAAACGTGCCGCGCCCGCAACGCGGTTGGTGAACACGTTGCAGCGTTGTTTAAGCGCGGCGATGATGAGTTCGAGTTGCATTTTTATCCTGGCCTTTTATCTTGGTACCAGCGAATCCTCAAGCGCGGCACGGATGGCGCTGCGCGTTGCGTCGCGGCGTTGATCAAGCGCTTGAATCATGTAGTTTTCCCGTTTTTCCATGGTCGGTGTGCCGTAGAACAAATATGCCGGATAAAAGTCCTTGCCCATTTCTGCCGTTTTGTAGGGCGCGACCTTTGCCCAGAATCCGCCACTGGATACCTTGAGGCGGATCGAGCGCATCAGCGTGCCAGAATCACGCCCCGGGAAATCGCCGGGCGCCGAGATGGCCTTGCGGGCCACCAGGCGACGCGCCGCCTTGCGGATCGCGCCGCCCTGGATGCGCAGCGCCTTTTTGATCTTGCGCTTGTCAAAATCGATCTTCGAGTAGCCGGTGATCGTGGCGAAGACTTCGACGCCACCCACATCGCCGGCGGAGGTTTCTGTCAGCATGGTTTAGATTCCGATTGCGGCGATGGCGCCCAAATCCTTTGTGCTGATGCGGGTAAACACGCCAGCGCCATCGACGTCAATGGCGTCCATCACGCGGTAGCGCCGGCCGTTCCATTCAATGACATGCGCTGCGGTGATGTCTTCCGGCTGGGTGCCTGTGCCATGACGCACCCAGAACAAATCGGTCGGCACCTCGCCGGTTTGCATGCCGGCACGGAGGGCGATGCCGTGCACCGGTTCGCGCCGCGCCCAGCGGGTAATGCCTGCGTCAAAGGTCTGATCGATGCCGAAGGCGACGTTCGGCATGTCGCTCCAGAGACGGATCAGGATGCGACGATTGAGCTGGCCGGCATCCATCATGCCACCTGCAATACGATGTAGTCGTCGAGCAACGCGTCGACGTAGGGCAGCGCCACCACGGCGGCATCACGCTGGCCGACAGCCACAGCGGAGCGGTTGTCGTAAGCGGCGGCGATGTAGCACAGCATCCATGCCTTGATGGCTTGCGGTACGGCAGCGGCAGCACCATAGCCTGCGGTAAAGTTGATTTCGACGGCGGCAATCTGGCTGCGGATCGGTGGCCATTCGGTACCCCATACCGGGGCAACGGTGCCGAGAAATTCAGACGTATGCACAGCATAGGCCGCGCCGGACAAGGTCTGCTGCGTGCCATTGACATCGAGATACTTGATGCTCTCAACGCTCACCAGGGGCGGGCGGGGCAGGCCCAGCGCACCGGATGGAAACGCTTCACCGGTCAACTGCCACTGCTGCGTGATCAGCGCGCGACCAGTCAAGGCTTCGGCGCGCTGACGCATGGCGACGATCAGCGCGGTGATCAGCGCATCATCGTCGTTGCTGTCGACGCGGCAATGCGCCTTGGCTTCGGCGAGCGTGATCGGCTCGTTGGCCGGGCCGGCGGTGAGGATGAGACCCATGAGGAATTATTCGGCGGCGCTTGTGGCCGATAGTTCTGGTGATGCTTCAATAATCGCCTCGGCTGCGGCGGGAGAGGCATGCACGATAACGGTGGCGCCGAGTTCATTGAGGCAATACGCAATAGCGTCCTTGTTGGCGTCGACCTGACCGTCTGCCTGAAAGGATTTTGCGGCAGCCGACGGCATGTCGACGACCTGGTTGGGCTGGTAGGGCACGCCGTCGAGCGTCAACGCGGCCAGAATACGCACTTTTGTTCCCATGAGATTCTCCTGTGTCATGAAATCCCGCCCGAAGGCGGGATTGGTTGAGATATATCCCGCTACGATCAGGTTGCCGAGTTGGCGTAGTACTTCACGCCGCCACCGACATCAACGAAGTTGCCGCCGCTGCGCATCCAGGCCAGGAACCCGATCTGGCCGAGCTTGATGTAGGCTGAATCGTCGAAGCGGAACATCTGCATATCCATCGCATCACGGATTTTGTAGAACGAGAAGTCGCCGAACAGGATCGACTTGGCATTCGCCGCCATCACAGGGACATCCTGGTTGATGACGATCGGATAGCCGAGCAGGGTATCCGGCATGGCCTTGCCAAGACCGTCGTATCCCGGGATAAAGATCGGGCGGCCGGCGGTGTCCTTGAGCTTGCGGATCACCTTGAGCGAGGCATCATTCATCATGAATTTGCAGTTGCCCAGCGCACGATAGGCCGGGTCGACACTATGGATCAGGTCGACCAGGTCATCGAAGATCACCGTCAGGGTCTGGCCGGTGGTGCCGACCTTGCCGGATCCGGCGGCGGTGACAATACCGTTGGGTTCGCCGGTGCCGCTGCCGACCGTGAACTTGGTGTTGGTGATGCGGCCAAGGCGGGTGACCAGACGCTTGTTGATAAACGCCTCCATGTCGATGCTCGCGTCCTGCAGCAGCTCAAACGGCACGGCGACGATTTTGGAGCTGAACTTGTAGGTCTTGATCGTGACCACGCCAAAGCTCGGGTCGGCGCCCGTCGCAGTCGTGTTTTCACCGATCAGCTCGCCGGTTTCCGAGGTGCCGTCTGACGTCGGGAAATTGATATCGTTGCCCTCTGCAGTGCGGAACACTTCGGCGCAGGCGCGCATGCCGCCGAATTGCTTGAGCGCATCGGCTACGGTCGTGGCGACTTCGACAGGGACGGTATAACCGCCTTGTGATGGCGTGCCAACCGACATGGTGTTGCGCAGGGTGCTCCAGTCTTCCTGCGTCAGCGCGCGTTCGCCTTCGCGCATCAGCTTGTTGAAGGCAACCAGATGTGCCGGTTGCTTGTTGTCGTGCGCCTTGCGCTCGACAACGGTGCGCACCTGGTCGACTTCTACGCCATCGGCGATGGCGTCAAGCACGTTCTGGATGCGCTTGGCTTCCTGATCGATGGATTCGATCTCGGCCATGGATTGGTCATACTTGTTTTGCAGGTCGGCTGTCCATTTGTCGCCGGGGTTTTTGTCCAGCAGGTCATGCAGGTTGGTGGCGAGGGCGGTGCGACGCTCCCGCAGTTCTTGAATCGATTTCATGGTTTGTCCTTTCAAGACAATGGGCATAAAAAAAGCCGCCTTCGGTTACCCTTGGGCGGCTGGTCTCTGCGACGCGGGAGCGTCAGGCAGCTTGTTTCTCCACCAGCGTCAGACGCCGGCGGAGGTGTTCGGTGTTGCTCAGGTCAGGCTCAAAAGTCGGCGCTGGCGATACGCCGCTGTCCTCTTTTGGGATAGCGACGATCTCAGGGGCGTGCTCATACGCCGCGAGGTTCCAGGCGGGGTTGCATACCTGGTTGCTCGCTGCCTTGTCACTGCTGGCGACGCGGTCGGCAAAGCCGTGCTTGACCGCTTCGTCGGCGTTGAACCAGGTCTCGGCGGCCATCCAGTCAGTGATCTGGTTTTCGCTTTGCCCGGTTTCCTTGACGTAGCCGGAGACCAGCACGGCATCGAGTTTGTCGAGCAGGTCGGCGGTTTCGCGGAGGTCGTTGCTGTTGCCAAAGGCCATGCCCTGCGCCTGGTGAATCATGACCATGCCGCCGGCGCTGATCAGCACTTCGTCGGCGGCGAGCGCTACCCAGCTTGCGGCACTGGCGGCGAGGCCGTCGATGTGCGCGATGACGTTGGCCGGATGCTCGCGGATCGCCTGCGCCATGCTCTGTCCGGCAAAGATTTCGCCGCCGGGCGAGTCGATGCGCAGGTGGATGGTCTTGGCGGTGACACTGGCCAGCTCTTTGACAAAATCGATGGCGGCAATGGCATCACCCCAAAAGTTGTCGGAGACAATCGCGCCATAAAGATAGAGCGTGGCTTCATCGGCGGCTTTGTTGTCGATACGCAGCAAACCCTGGCTCTTGCCACGGTTTTCGAGCAGCAGGCGTTGCAGTCGGTTCATGGTGTTGGTTCCTCAGGGGTTGATGGTGCGGAGGGTGTTGCAGTGGATTCAGCGGTTTTTGCCGATTGCGTGGCTTTGTTGAGTTCGTCGCCACCATCGATCGGCGGCAGGTTGTCCAGGCGACGGACTTCGTTGACGGTCATCCAGCCCGGCTCGCCGGCGCGACCGAGCGCAATGCGGTAGCCTTCGTTGCGGGTTTTATAGTCACCACGCTCAAGGCCTGCGGTGTTGAATTCGGCGAACAGTTGCAGCGAACGGCGGAATATCTTGCGGTTGATTTCCTGCTCGATCTTGACCAGGTGGCGCTGCAAGGTATATTTCACGAAGCCGATGGACTGCTGTTCGAGGCCGGTGCCCCAACTTGTGGTTTTATCGGTGATGCCGATCATGTGCGGCGGGACGCCAAAGATGCGCGCGACATCGGCGGCCTGGAAGCTGCGCGTGGCGAGCAGTTGGGCTTCTTCCGGGCTCATGTTGAGCGCCTTGACGTCGGCCCCTTCACCATTGAGGATGGCCGGAATGTGCGCATTTTGCGTGCCTGAGTAGCGCGCCATCCAGGTCTTGCGAAACAACTCCGCTGCCTCTGGTGATAGTTTGCCCTTGCCGGGAAGAACAACATAGTCTGGCCGCGCACCATTGCTGAAAAAACGTGCGCTGTAATCATCGGCGGCGAGCGCGATGCCAAAGGTTTGCCGTGCGGCGTAGCGTAGCGGAGAGAGCCCGCGCAGGCCATTAAAACCGAGCCCTGGGATGTGCAGTATGTCATCCTGGTCATAGACGCCGGTTTCTTCGCAATCGACAATGGTATAAATCAGGCGTTCGTCGACTTCCTGTACGGTCACCGAGAGGGGATGTACGGGTTTTATGCCAATGATTCGCGGCGACATGGAGTTTTTACCCCCGGCGCGCTGGATGATGGCGATAGCATCGCCGTGCAACAGCAGCGACCAGATGATGTATTCCCACATGACGGCGGCTGACATGCAGGCGCAGGGTTGCTCATTGAGCAGCCACCAGATTTCGTGATCGACTTTTTCGCGGCCGGCATCTGTCCGCCGATAGATCGGCAGCGGCATCGAGGCAATAGCTCCACCAATGAGACCGATGCAGGCATAGACAGCGCCGATGCTCATGGCGGTACGTTCAGTGACCGCCGGACCGGCATGGGAGATTGCGCCGGCGCCGGTGAGCCATTCGTAAAGCTGGCTGTCCTTCGTGCCGACGCTGGTGGGATAGACCTGACCGGCGTTGCTGGGCGCGGCGGCGCGCTGGGCATTGCGCTCGGCGACAAAACGGTCGAGCACGATACTGCCTTTATAGGCGACGCGTTCGGCGTTGTACCAGGTGGCGGGCGCGTTCATAGGACGAGCAGCTCGATAGTGGATTCGGCGGGCGCGGCGGCAAGGGCGCGATTCATGGCGATGATGGTGGCTACAGCGGCATCAATCTTGTTTTCTGCGCGCAGCTTGCGGGGGAAAATGTTTTCATTGCGGTCTTCCTTGACCTCGACATTGCTGAATTGCCAGACGCTGCACGGATTGGCGTCGTGATGAAAGCGGCCGGCGTCAATCAGGGCATTGATTTCCTTCATCGGGTCGCTGAGATAGCGGACTTGTTGCGGAATATCGACAATCTGGAAGCCTTGCTCTTGCAAGTCTGATCCCATTTGCTGTCCGCCCCAGGGGTCTTTGGCGATTTCGCGCACAACAACAATGCTGGCGCTGTCGACAACATCTTCTTCTATCTGTGCAAGAGAGATCATGTTGCCGGCGGTGGCGATGAGGTGGCCGGAATGAACCCATGCCTGATAATGTGCATTTTCCGGTTTTTCCAGCGCGGCTTCAGGCACATAATTCCGGGTGATCAGCGTGCAGTGATCAAACCCATCACTTTCAGTACGCCGGAAAAGCCATGCGACGGAGGCGATGTCCTGCTTGCTGGCGAGATCGAGACCGATGACACATTCTTCACCGCGCTGCGATTCAAGGGTTAGCGTTGGGTCTCCCGCTTTTTGCAGGTTGTGCAGGTTCAGCCAGGGCGATGCGGCGGCAACCCAGACGTTCAGATGCTTGGTTTTGAAGGTGTTCTGTTTGCGCGGATCGGCGAGTGCGTCGCGCTGCTGCGCTTTGAGAAACTCGGCATCGACGCTGATGCCGTAGTTTGGATTGGCTTTGATGAGCGCAGCTTCACTGGCCCAGTCATCCCCTTCGTCGATGCCGAAAATAATGCCAAAGCGTTGATCGTTTTGAATGATGCCTTCGAGAATTTTTTCGAGCTCCTTTTGATGCAGAAAGCAGGGGCCTGAAATATCGCTGCCGGCGGTGGTGATGACCAGCATCAGGGGCTGGCTGCGCGCGCCCATGCCCGTTTGCATGGTGTCGTAAAGCTCGCTGGTCTTGTGTTCGTGGTATTCGTCAACGATGGCGCAGCTCGGCGAGGCGCCATCGCCGGGCTTGCCGATGACGGGCTCGAATTTGGCATTTTTTTCGATGACGGCAATGTTCGATGCGTTGGTGACCACGCCATATTTGTGGCGGAAAACAGGCGTGCTGCGCGCCATGAGCAGCGCCGGGCGGAAGACTTCCATCGCCTGGTCTTGAGAGGTGGCGCCGGAATAGACTTCGGCGCCAAATTCGCCATCGACAGCCAGCATGAAGTTGCCAATGACGGCGGCCAGCGTTGATTTTGAATTTTTACGCGGGACGAAAAGATCGGCGATGCGGAAACGGCGCTTGCCGGTGACTTGATGAATCCAGCCAAAGACGCCGGCGAGAATGAAAATCTCCCATGCCTCAAGATTGATCAGTTCGCCACGCCCCG